AATAACCACCACCCGGCCCGGCCGCCGAACTTGCCAAATTTCGCAAGTTGGCAAGTCGGGCGGTAACAAGAAGACACGGGAGAACCTGAACGATGAAACGAATCCTGATCCTGGCGGTGCTACTGGCTGGCTGCGACGAAATGGCCGCAGATGGAAATAACACTGGCCCCCATGGCTACAACCAGCCTGTGTACATGTACCAGGACAAGGCCACTGGCTGCCAGTACGTTTCGGCTGACAGCGAACATAGTGCACTTACTCCCCGCGTCGCTGCCGACGGCAAGACGCACATGGGTTGCAAAGGGGGACAGCCATGACGTTGGCACGCTCCACAGTGCTGCGCACCACGCTCCGTGACCGGAAATGCTCAAACTGCGGAACGCCATTTCGTCAACAGCGTATGGGTCAGCAGGTATGCAGTGCTCCATGTGCATCCAGCTTCGCCCGACGACTGCGCGAGCAAAAGGAACGCAAGGCGATGAAAGCGGCCAAGGCAGCACTCAAAACGCGCTCGCAATGGATGAAGGAAGCACAGCAGGCATTCAATGCATTTGTACGCCTGCGGGACCAACTCGCCGGCCACGCCTGCATCAGCAGCGGCCGAGCGCTCGACTGGTCCGGCAACGCTGTCGACGCCGGCCATTACCGCAGCGTAGGAAGCGCGCCGCATCTTCGATTCAATGAGGACAACTGCCACGCGCAATCGAAGCACGACAACCAGTACAAATCGGGCAACGCAGTCGATTACCGCATCGGCCTGATCGACCGCATTGGCCTGGAGCGCGTAGAAGCCCTGGAGGCCGATCAGACGCCGCGGCACAACACCATCGACGAATTAAAGCAGATCAAGGCCACATACAAGGCCAAGCTGCGCGCACTGAAGGAGAAAGTATGAGCGAATTCGCTGTTGGATTTGTCATCTCATTTTGTGGAACACATGCCGTAATAGCTTTGGCCAAATGGTTGAATTTGGGACCAATGGCCACCGCGGCGCTTGGCTGGACACTCGGGCTGCTTTCCGGGATGGTCATAATCATCGTTGGGATCGCTATGGAGATGCCATGATCAACGATCCTGGAATTCCTATGCTTGCACTCATCATCCTTAGCTTCTTCGCTGGATTTGCATTTGCTATCTGGCTGGCAATCACCATGGACAAAGACGCTCGCGAGATGGACGATAAGATGGAGCACGAGCCTTGACAGCGCCGATCAAGCAACTACTGGCACAATGGGCGGCATATCGTCTCGGCAAGCAGCCCCTTACGATAGAGATAGCCAGATTGGCTTTGGAGATCGAGAAGCTGTCTCCGCCATCAGGGGCTATTCTGGAATTGGAATACTGCGATACCAGACCGCAGAAGACAAAAGCCGCAACCATAGGGATGTCGAGAGAAATGTTCTCTGCCCGGTTGCGATGGATTCGTGGGGAATTGGAGTTTGCAATTTCGGGCCATGGTTAATTGTGATCACAAACTACTTCTAGCCTTCATTTCCCTCACTCACTACCATTAAAACTGTGGGCCATTGCGCCTTAATCCAGTTTTAATGGAGTGAACATGAGCGGTCTCGGCAAAGGTCAAGAAGGCAATCCCAAATACGCGGCCAGCTGCGCCCGCGAATCGCGTGAATCCAAAGCCGGCGCATTCCATGGCGGCACTCCGCCGAGTGGTCCGAAGCCCGAGCCTGTGCGCCTGAATGGCGTTCGCGCGCCAAAAGACAAGGGCCTGAGCAAGTAATCATGGCCATCTCCAACTGCCTCATCGCCCCAAATTTGGTTAAGCATGAACTGGAGCGCGTATTGAGTATGTGCGCGGAAAGGTTCCTGCATCACTACGATATAGCTTTTGACCGCTTTCTTTATCGCTTCGATGCAGATGGCCGCAGCCTGTCATTCTCGGCGTCTCCGGAAGACCTTCGTCTTTCGTTAAATGATTTCTCCGCCAAGATCATTGAGCCCGCGGCAGCAGAATTCAGAGGTGATCATGGCTGAGCTCAAAGCAAAGACCCGCAACAAGCTGTCGAAATCCGAATTCGGTATGCCGGGCGAGCGCAAATACCCAATGCCAGACCGCAGCCATGCCGCGAATGCAAAGGCACGCGCATCGCAAATGGAGAGGAAAGGCAAGCTTTCTGAATCGGCCAAGGAAAAGATCGATGCCAAGGCCAATCGCATGCTCGGCAAAGGCAAGAAGAAGTAAATGATGGCTGAGAGCAACACACCAGCAGCGAAAAAGCCACGAGGCCCGGGACGGCCTTTTGCTGCTGGCAAATCCGGCAATCCAGGCGGCCGCGCAAAACGCACGCAAGAAGAATTGGACTTGATTGAGGCGTGCAAGAAGCGCGTGCCAGATGCTTTAAATGTGATTGGCCAAATCATGGAACACGGCGAGAACGAACGTAATCGCTTGTCGGCTGCTGAATACATCATCGATCGGGCATATGGGAAAGCGGTGCAGCAAACGGAATTGACGGGCAAAGGTGGCGAGCCGTTCACCATCCAGATTGTGAGATTCGGCGATGCCGGCAATCCAACTGCCTAATAACTGGAAACCGCGTGATTATCAGTTGGATGCGTGGCGATACATGGAACGAGGCGGCCGCCATTGCGAGATCGTGTGGCACCGACGTTCGGGCAAGGATGAATTGGGGTTGCACTGGACAGCTGTAGCAGCGTTTGAGAGGAAAGGCACGTATTGGTACATGCTGCCCCTCGCCTCTCAAGCGAAGAAAGCGATCTGGAACGCGGTGAACCCGCACACAGGCCGCAAGAGGATCGACGAGGCGTTTCCGGAGGCGATAAGGAAGCGCCAGAACGATCAGGAAATGTACATCGAATTCGTCAACGGGAGTACGTGGCAAGTGGTTGGCTCTGACAACTTCAACTCGCTGGTTGGTTCGCCGCCGATTGGCTTGGTCTACTCGGAGTGGGCCTTGTCCAATCCAGCGGCCAAGGCTTATTTGCGGCCCATTCTGGCTGAGAATGGAGGGTGGCAGATCTTCAATACGACTCCGCGTGGTAAGAACCATGCATTCCGTACGCTCCAGGGCGCCAAGGAAGACCCGAACGCTTTCGCCCAGGTGCTGACCGCCAAGGATACTGGCGTGCTCACCAACGAGCAGTTGGACAAGCTGCTGTCTGAGTACATCACGGACTACGGCGAGACGCTTGGTACTGCGTACTTCGAGCAGGAGTTCCTGTGCAGCTTTGAGACGCCGGTGATGGGCGCTGTCTACGCCAAGGAGCTCCGTGAAGCTGCGCCGCGCATTCGCGCTGTCCCGTATGACCCCACGAAGCCTGTCCATATCTTTTGGGACTTGGGCCGCGCCGATAAGACAGCCATCTGGTTCTGCCAGCTCGCGCCGTTCGAGTATCGCGTCGTCGACTACATGGAAGGCGTGGGCAAGCACATCGGCGAATACATCGTCGATCTGCAGGCCAAGCGCTACGTCTACGGCGACTGCTGGCTGCCGCACGACGCGAACAATGAACTGCTGGCCGCTGAGCGTACCGTCGCACAGCAACTACGCACAGCGGGGTTCAAGACTCGCACCGTGCCCAAGACGTCGGTCGACACGCGCATCGAGGCTGCACGTCTGATCCTGCCGCTGTGCTACTTCGACGAGCGCAAGACTGAATTGGGCATGGATGCACTGCGCAACTACCGCTATCGCGTCGACGAAGACACGAAGCAGTTCAGCAACGAGCCGATGCACGACTGGGCTTCGCACGCTGCTGACGCATTCGGGTACATGGCCGTCGCACTGAAAGAGCCAAAGCAAGCTACTCGTGACTTCCAGACGATTCCGCGTCGCCCACTCAACACTGGCCGCATTGTCGGCGGAAGTTGGATGTGACCATGGCCGAACGCTCAAAGGACATCGTAGCTCGCGCACATAAGCGCTTCAAGCTATGCGTGGAGTGGGAGCAAGACACGCGCCAGCGCTTCAAGGACGACATTCGCTTTCTATTCGCTGACTCGGACAACCAGGAGCAGTGGAACGCCGCGGTGCGTGCTCGTCGCCAGATCCAAGACCAGCCGATGGTCACGATCAACAAGACGCACACGCACTGGCTGCACGTGGTCAACGAGGGCAAAGAGAACAAGCCCTCCGTCGTCGTGCATCCTACTGGCGACCAGGCCACGTACGAGGCTGCGCAGATCATCGAAGGCATCGTTCGGCACATCGAGTACATCTCGGACGCACAGACGGCCTACGACCGAGCACGCGAGTTCCAAGTAGGCGGTGGCATTGGCTATTGGCGCATCGTCACGGACTACGCGGACGAGGACAGCTTCGACCAAGAGATCTACATCCGACAGGTGCCCGATCCGCTGTCGGTCTATCTTGATCCGCACATCAAGAACGAAGACGGCTCTGACGCGCGCTACGGTTTCATCTTCGACGATATGCCGCGCGATAAGGCAGAAGCCAAGTTTGGCGACGTTCTTGACAAGCAAACCTTCGGCGATGGCGCGCTGTCGTGGAACCGCCGCGATGTCGTGCGCGTGGCCGAATATTACGAGGTCGTCGAGTCCAAAGAATGGTTGTACGCCGTCGAGGGCGAACAAGGCGTCGAGTACGTGCGCGAATCCGATCTGCCCGACGAAGCGCGCCCGATGCTCAAGGCTTCGTACGATGCGGGCAATGCACAGCGCCGGCGCGTCGACAAGCGTACGGTGAAGCATTACCTGATCGTCGGCGACAAGATCGTCGAGTCCAGCACCTGGGCCGGCAAGTACATCCCGATCATCCGCGTGCCTGGCGAAGAAATCGTGATGGAGGGCCGCTTGGACCGCAAGGGCCTCGTGCGCTACCTGAAGGACGCACAACGCGCCTACAACTACAACGCCTCTGCCGCGCTGGAATTCGGGGCACTGCAAAGCAAATCGCCGTACATGGCGCCTGTTGAGGCTATCGAAGGTCTCGAGAACTATTGGGCGACGGCGAACACGCAGAACCACGCGTTCCTGCCATACAACCACGCTGACGAACAGGGCAATCCAATCCCTTCGCCGCAACGTCAGGAGCCGCCGTCTACCGCTCCGGTGTACATGGACGGCATGTCCACGGCAGAACGCGAACTGATGATGGCATCGGGCCAGTACGAGGCGACGTTCAGCGAGCAAGGTAACGAGATTTCGGGCGTGTCCATCGAGCGTCGGCAGAAGCAAGGCTCGCGCGTCACGTTCCACTTCAAGGACAAGGAAGCGAAGGCGATCCGCTTCACTGGCAAGCAGTTGATTGACCTGATCCCGAAGATCTACGACACGAAGCGCATTATCCGTATCCTGGCTGAGAACGGTGATGAGCAGCAGATCCAGATCGATCCGAATCAGCAAGCCGCGCTTCAGCAGAGCAAGGATGACGGCGAAGCCAAGGTCACGGCCATATTCAATCCGAACGTGGGCAAGTATGACGTCGTGGCGAAGGCTGGTCCGAACTTCGAGACACGCCGCGAGGATGCGTTCAACGCGATGACGCAGTTGCTCGCATCGGCTCCAGAACTCGCGCAGGTCATTGGCGACCTGTACATGGGCAATGCAGACTTCCCTGCTGCCGACAAGCTGCAGGAGCGTATGCGCAACTGGATCAAGGCGATCAATCCGGGCGCGATTGGTGAGGGACCGTCGCCCCAGGAACAGCAGCTCCAGCAGCATCTCCAGCAGGCCATGCAGATGATCCAGAAATTGCAGCAAGAGTTGCAGGACAAATCGAAGGCTCAAGAGATGGAGAAACAGCGTCTCGACATGGACGCGCTTAACCATCTGGCCCTGCGCATGGAGAACGACAAAGAGACCATCGTCCAAGCATTTAAGGCCGAAACGGATCGTCTGAAGTCGCTGTTAGCTGCGCTCAACCCAGAGCAGACGGACGCCATCGTGCGCCGCACGGTCCAAGAGATGCTGAGCGCCCCGAACCCTGCACAGAACCTATCGCAAGAGACGATGGACCCAGATGCCGCATACGAAGCCGGGATGAACACCGTGCTCGCACCAGTTTGATAGCCACAAGGAGAAAACATGCAACGCATTCATACCGAAGACCAAGCTACCGAAGCCATGATCCAAGCCAAGGGCAAGACTGCGCCACGCGTCACGCCGGCCGACATCGAGGGGAACATCGCCAGCGAGCACTACTTCACGGCCGCCGAGGGGGAACTCGGCGCGCACGCAGTCGCGAAAGCCCGCGCGAGCGGTGGAGTTGCCGACGGCGACTACGAACTGGATGAGGGGCCCCTGAGCCTGCTCACGTTTTGCGTGCTGGTCCTGCGCAACGGCTTCACGGTCTCTGGCGAGAGCGCGTGCGCGAGCCCGGAGAACTTCGATGCCGAGATCGATCGCAAGGTCGCACGTCAGAACGCCGTGCAGAAGATCTGGCCGCTGGAAGGCTATCTGCTGAAAGAAAAACTTGCCTTTGTTGGCATCGATGGTCGTCCGTAATAGCCACAGGAGCCATAAAAATGACCGACGAAGTGATCGCCCAAGAGCAGCCGCAAGAACAGCCGGTTGAGCAACCGCAGGTCCAGCAGCAAGAACCGGCCCAGGAACAGCAAGAACAAAAGGCGCCGCAGGATTGGGCACTCAAGCGCATCGCTGAGATCACGGCCAAGCGCCGCGAAGCAGAAGCAGAAGCCGCACGCTGGCGCGAGATCGCGGAGCGTTCGCAGGCATCGGGCAATCAGGATGTCTCGACGCCGGCGCCGCAACAGAACGTGGATCAACTGGCCCGTGCCTACGCCGAGAACATGCGTGCACAGGAACGCGAACGCGATCGTCTGGCACAGATCGAGAACGCCGGCCGCAAAGAGTTCGGCGCGGAGTTCGACAGCGCCGTGCAGAACCTGAATGCAGCTGGCGTCGGTGGGCCTGAGTTCCTGAAGGTGATCGCTGAAGTGCCGAACGCTGAAAAGGTCGTGGCATGGCTTGGCAAGCAAGACAACCTCGGTGAAGCAGTGCGCATCGCTGGCCTCAATCCAATCCAGATGGGGATCGAGATGACCAAACTGTCTGAGAAGGCAACGAAGGCGATGACCAAGCAGGTATCAAAAGCGCCGCCTCCGGTGCAGCACATCGAGGGCGGTTCGTCGGCATCCGATCAGGTCGAGCCGGCAGTAGGTTCGAAAGAATGGTTCGACTGGCGTAACAAGAACGCCCGCAAGCGCCGGTAATTTATAAAGTGGCTTCCGGCCATTATTGTCAGTCGATTGATATAATCGAATTAGACAATATCGGAAGGAAGCCTATGTATAAATGCAGTTTCTGTAAGATAGAAAAGCCAGCAGAGGCATTTAGTCGAGATAAACAACGATCAAGTGGCTTCGCGGCTTACTGCCGGGAGTGCAGGAAGAAGAAGAACGCAGAAAAGTATGTTGCGAACCGCGACGAAATTCTGACAAGGAACCGGAAATGGGCGGAAGCCAACCCGGAGAAGATCGCTCAAACAAAAAAACAGTATAGGCAAGACAATCAAGACCGTATAAAAGAGACAATCGGCGTATGGCGTGAGAAGAATCGTGAAAAAGTATGCGCATATACTAATAGGTGGCGAGAAAAGGTCGGCAACGAGCGTGTTCTTGCTGATGCTAAGGCATATAGAGAAGCGCATAGAGAAAAAACGCGTGTAGCGGCTCTAAAGTGGCAGAAGAATAACCCTGGCAAGGTAGCTGCGGCGAATGCGGCTCGATATGCCGCGAAGCTTAGAGCCACGCCGTCATGGGTCAATCTGGAAAGAATAGCGAATCTATATATTGAATCGGCGAAACTTGCCGAGGAAACAGGACTTACGTATCATGTAGATCATGTTGTTCCGCTGCGTAGCAAAATCGTTTGTGGCCTGCATTGCGAAGCCAATTTAAGGATTTTGGACGCTGGCGAGAACCGCAGTAAAGGCAATCGACACTGGCCTGACATGCCGGAGTAATTGCTAGGCCTAGCTGGGCCGTTAATCAGCGTGTTGCCCGTTAATTTCTATCTCCGAAGGGCGGGGGAAACAGACCGTAACAGGTCTTTTTCACAATCCTTCGAATATAGGTAGAAATAATGGCCAGTAACTCGCTTTTAACGATCAACATGATTACCAACGAGGCCGTACGTCTTTTCTCGCAGACAAACGCCTTCCTTCGCACCGTCGACAAGCAATACGACGACCAATTCGCCCGCGACGGCGCGAAGATCGGTAACACTCTGCGTATCCGCCTGCCGAACGACTATGTGGTCAATACCGGTCCGGCGATCACGCCGCAAGGCACGAACGAACAGAACACGACGCTGACCGTCGCTACGCAGAAGAACGTGCCGGTATCGTTCGGCACGGCCGAACGCACGATGTCCTTGGACGATTACAGCGAGCGTATTCTGGCGCCGGCTGTGAATCGTCTGGCCGCATCCGTGGCATCCGACCTGATGAGCGTGGCGAACACCGCTTCGAACATCGCGCCGAAGATCAGCGGCGGCAATCTGGTCTCGCCGGACGCCACGACCTGGCTGCAAGCCGGCGCCATCCTGAACCAAACGCTATCGCCGCAGATGGATCGTAAGATCATCATGGACCCGCTGACCCAAGCGCGCACGGTGGGTTCGCTGACTGGCCTGTTCAACCCGCAACGCAAGATCAGCGAGCAGTACGAGTCGGGCATGATCACTACCGACACGCTGGGCTTCGACTGGCTGATGGACCAGACCACGAAGGTGCACACCGTGGGTACGTTCACCGCAGGCACCGTCAACGGTGGCGGCCAGACCGGCAACACGCTCGTCGTCAACGCGATCACCGGCACGCTTAAACAGGGCGACATCATCACCATCGACGGCGTCGACGCGATCAACCGCCTGACTGGTGATGACTACGGCACGCTGCAGCAGTTCGTCGTCACTGCGGACGTGGCATCGGGTGCAACCTCGATCCCGATCTATCCGGCCATCGTCCCGGCGCCGGCCGCGTTCAATACCGTTACCGCATCGCCGGCCAACAGTGCTGCGATCTCTCTGGTCATGACCGCTGGCTCGAAGTATCGCCAGAACCTCGCCTACTACCCCGAAGCCTTCACGCTGGCGACCGCCGATCTGATCATGCCGACCTCCGGTGTGGTCGAGTCTGCGCGCGCCGAGTTCGACGGCGTGGCGATGCGGATGATCACCGCGTATGACGTCATGAGCGACAACCTCGTGACTCGTATGGACATCCTGTACGGCTTCGCTGCGATCCGTCCGGAGTGGGCGGTCATCGTGCCGGACATCGTTTAACGCTTTCTCCTGTGGTGCTCCTTGGGCCGGTTTCGGCCGGCCCTTTTTTAAACACTGAGCGAGGAAGCGATGCATTCGAACATGCGAAATTTCACGGCTGCCTACGTCTATCGAGAGTTCCCGAAGTGGGTGGAATTGGCCAACGGTGAGCGAATCATCGTGAACAACGCCGACGAGGAAGCGGCAGCAGTCGGCGTTGAGCCTGAGACCCAGGCGCGTGAAGCGCTGATGGCCGAAGCTCGTTCGCTGGGCCTGAACCCACATCATCGCACTGGCGACGAAAAGCTCGTGCAGATGATCAAAGAAGCGCGAGGTGAGTGATGGCGACCTTCGATAACAGCGGCGCCTATCAGATCCTGTACACGCAGAAGGGCATGTACTACGTCCAGGCTGGCCACTACTTCAACCCGACGACGTTCGTCGACCTGGGCGCGACCGCACCGAGCGACTACGTGTCCTTGAGCTCCGAACGATCGGATGTGGTCAAC